TGCGAGATGTGTATTCCTCACCATAAACTCCGTAGGTAGCTTGGCTAATCAAATCTTGAGCCGTATAAGTATGTCCTGCGTTCTGACCAGAATTGATAGTAAATCGATTTCGTAGGTCACCTGCGCGGGTGGTGGCTGATAATCCGATGCCGTTAGCATGGTTAGCATCTAGGGTTGTGTAGCCATTGTTTTGTAAATAGTCCTGGCGGTGAGTCTGGTCTGCATAACCGATATTACCGTTTGCATCTTCATATAAAACGCCAAAAGCTGATGTAGCAATGGCGGTGCAAAGTGAGTAAAGGTCGGTGTTATTGGATGGTCGTGAAATCATGTCGTAATCGCCTGGACGGTCAATTTCACCTAGTCCGATATTGACGGCGTTAGCCCAGGTTTCTGTAGGGTTATAATTAGCCCAGGTTTCAGCCGCTGGCACATCGTTCCAAGAACCAAGTAAATATCCTGATAAAAGGCTATAAATCTGGTCACCGTCTTGGTCTTGGGATAACTGTCCTGGATCGATGATTTTAGGTAGCTTTGATAAGGCTCCAAGGGCAGTAATGGTAGCAATAGTTGTATAGCCTAATGATCCAGCGCTATTGACTGTGATTGTAAAGTCTGAGATTAGCCCGCCAAAGATAGGGATGTAACTGCCAACCGAGTTAGTGACTTCTACGGTAATACCAGAGCCGACATTAAAGTCATAAGTAGTGTTATTAAAGTTAAGCAAAGAAAGCTGGCAATAGCCTGCAACTGGTTGCTGGTAAATATCTGTTCGCCCTGAGGTAATGGTGAGGTCGGCTATCGTGATGTTTGATAGCTCAACCCCATTGACGATAACCTTATAATCGGGTGTGTAAGCCGTCATTAAAGTACGAGCCCTGCCGCGCCTAATGTGCCTCGAGCTGATGAGTTATTAAGTACGCTGACGATTGTGCGAGCCGTACCTTCAGGGTCGATAGCTCCATTAACTGTAATGTTAGTCTGGCTTGAAGATTGGGTAACGCGTGGAACGACTGGTGAGGTTGCTCGGCTAGGGGTTGGAGTCGATACATTATCGTTACCAAAGAAGCCAGCTACGGCTGAAGCCGCTGAGCGGATGGCGTTGATGATGCCAGTAATACGATCATAGATATTAGATAGGGTTGAAACGAATCCTGCAAAGGTATCGATAACTCCTGAGATAATCTTGCCTAAAGCGGTAAACGCTGCGCCCAGTACCTTGCCTAGGAATGGCGCTAGATAATCCTTAGCAAAGTTAAAGATAGCCACCATGAAATCATAAAAAGGCTGAAGCTGAGTATTGTTTTCTTCTAGTGAATTCTTGACTGAATTAAAGGCGTTGCGTAGACCGTTAATGATTGGCTGGATAACTTTGATGACTGGCTGAAGCTTCTCGCCAAGATTGCTAGTAAAGTCTGATATCGCTGGTATAACCTGATTGACGATTGTTTCGACCATTGGAGTAATGGCATCGAGGATAAAAGCTCCTACGGTTTCCTTGCCTTCATCAAACGCGATCTGAAGACGAGTCATCTTGCCAGCAAAGGTATCCGCCTTGACTGAAGCTTGGTTTTCAAAGGTATCTGCAAGCTTGGCAGTAATCTGCTCCATGCTCATAGTCTTAAGCTCGGCTGATGATAGTCCAATGCCTAGTTTGGCAAGGGAAGCGGTATTGCCTTCAGCTGCCTTAGCCATTGCATTAGTAACTGCTTCGAGTGACTTGCCAGAACCAGCCGCAACATCGATCGCAACTGTCTGTAGCTCCTGAGCCTTCTGAAGATTACCAGTAGCCCGAGATAGGCGCTCTAAGGACGGTCTAAGCTCGTCATCGGTCACGCCAAAGGCTAAGGATGTCTTTGTGATGTAATCCTCTGTGGCGGCTATCTGAGCCTCTGTAGCCCCTGTTACATTCTTTAGGGTAAGCGCCAGCTTCTCTTGAGCGGCTGCATCTGCAATAGCTGACTTAACGCCATCGATGGCTAACTTGCCAGCATAGGCAACGGCTGCGGCTCCTGCGGCTGCAAAAGCTAAGCCAGCCTTCTTGCCAAAATCTGAAACCTTATCGCCAAAGGTAGAAACATCGTTATCGGCTTTGTTGAGATTCTTAGTAAAGTTATCAACATCGGCAAGGAGCTTGAGCGTTAATGCTCTGGTACCTGTAGCCATTATGTCCACTCCTTCAGAATCTTATCGAATGAGGCAGTCCATCTAGCAACTATCTCAGGTTGAATCCTGCGAAGCGTTGGATAGATAAACCAGCCTTTAGAGCCACGACCTTCACGCCCTGACCAAACTGGGAACTGCTTAAACTTGTTAGAACCAAATTCAGAACCGCCCCAGATATCCTTGGTGGTTGCTCCACCTGAGAACTTCTGAGAAGCGAATCCGTAAGTAATCTCACCGATACGGCTTGATTTTTTTACACGCGATCCACTAGCAATACGACCCGCGACTTTACGGCTATTGATTGAATTAGCGGTCTGAGTCACCTCAGCCTTAGCGAACTCCGCCAATGCTCCCGCTTGGCGTTTAGCTTCATCGTTAGCTTCTGTAGTCATACCTTTAAGCGCCTTAAATACCTGGCGAAGCTCGGTCTGGTCTAGTGCTACTAGCTCACTTGCCATTCCGCTCCTCTAGTACCTCAATCGCGGTTAAGATATCCTCAGCCGTTTTCCAATGATCCATAGGAATCCGAGTAGCGATTGCCAGCTCTACTAGGAGTCGGCTTACGCTTCCTCGCTGATGGCTTTTGGGTTTTCGTCACCGACCTCAAGGTCATTGACTGATTCCATCCACACATCTAGAGTCTTAGTCGGCTTGCCCCCTGCATCTCGCTTCATGGCGCTATGCGCTACGAATAAGATATCCCACATTCCGCCAAACTGAGAGATAACCTTTTTAGTAGTCATCTCCCACTTGGCGTAATCTGGCGGGCGAACCTGGTAAGTAGTCTCGGTTCCGTCTATGTATTTAATTGTGATGTTCTGTTGCATTGTTTGCTCCCGTTTCTATTTTTTAGCTAAAGGTCTCTGTGACGGTTCCGTTAGCGATCTTAAATGTAAAGTCTACAGTCTGAGCATCTGTTCCAGCTCCACCAGCGGTTGGAAACTCTGGAAGAATTGGGAACACGAACTGAGCGCCTGTAGCAGCGGTAAGGGTTACTGAGATTGTGGTGTCTGGTGCTTCTGCTGCAGCCCATAGAGCCTCGCATACTGAGCTTGTCTTGCCCCAGTCTGCCAACATTGAAAGGGCGAAAGTACCCTCAACATTTGTAGTCTTGTAAGCCTCTCCATCGAGAGTCTGGTATGTCTCGCGAAGGTTAGTCTTTGTAAGAACCGCTGAAAGAGCCTGAGCTTCGATATCTGTTCCACCTGTGAAAGATAGAGAAATATCGCGACCTGTGATTACTGTGGTTGCCATGTTTATCCTTAATTGGTTTGAGTGTAGTAGGTGGATACTCTGATATCAGCCACTAAGCAATTAGATGGACCGACTTGAGTTACCGTTGGTTTTTCAACCGCTCCGATCGTGTACCCGACTGGGATTACTTTCAGAACACTTATGACGAGCTGCTCGAGATTGTCGAGCGATGCAGGGTTAGAGTTATATGCAACTGCAACCGAGATAACGAGATTAACTTTTGTGTGAAGGGTAGTTTTGCCAATAGTTTCAAGCTCAAGATATGGAGAATCTGGAACCATAACTACGAAAGGAACCATTGGAGCCTCTGGTACATAGGCATAAACATTGCCCGCTACATTGGCAAAAGCGTTAGCTAAAGGCTGACGAACTGTATCTAGGATTGTGCTAGGCATTATTGCACCATTGAATCGGTGTCGATGTACGCCCCTAGTAATCCTGAAACGCGATTAAATAAGCTACGACCTAGGCGATAAGGGCTAACCTGTGTAAAATCCACGCCCTCAATCTGTCCACCTGGGGCGATGCGAGATTGGAATACTTCGACTGATACGGCTAAGACTGCTGATTCGACGGCTGGCACTCCTACATAAGTTGAAGCTCCTGAAAGGGTAGCTAAACCTGATGGGATGACCTTGCGCTCTGTAATGTCGGCATTGGTTAAAGCTACAGTAAAGAAACCATTGAACTCTCTGTAAACGCCATCTACGAATATGCGAGAATTAGAATTAACGATAAAAGTATCTACATCGTAATTGCTAGATTCAAGAATCGTAAAAGTGCCATTAAAAGGGGAGCCGCATCCTGTGATGACCACGCTCTGACCCTCTGAAAAATTGTTATCGCCTAGCACCTGGTAGGTTGCGATATTGTCCTCAAGCTCTACGGCTTGGATTGGTGAAGCGTACTTAACCAGCATAGGCAAGATAACTGCCTCAGCGGTATCAATAACATCTGTTAAATAAGCATCGCTATAAAGGGATGTAGAGACGCCAAGAATCGACCTGAGCTCTGCTACGGTAACTATTGAAGCCATCTCTACATCCTCTCTATTAAACGACTGGGGGAGCGATCGGGAGCAACCGCCCCCCCATGATTAGTGTTTGACTATGCAGTCATGTAACGGTATGCGCCAGCTGCAAGCTTTGTTGCGATTGCGCCGTAACCGTAGTAACCGACCTGAACCTGACCTGATGAGATGAGGTTAGTCTGAAGTGATAGGCGTGGTGACTCGTACCATGTGTACGCATCTGGGTTTGTAACGATAAGTGTGTTATCGCCAAGACCTGCAGTATCTGTAAGGTTACGAGATACGCGAAGGTTGAGTCCGAGAAGATTTCCGCGAACTGCAGTTGCAGTCAAATCTCCGCCAGCGTTCTGTGGGTTGATTGTCTGTTGGAAGATTGGACGGTTTGCAGTATCCACGAGACCCATCAAAGCGCCCCATTGTTCTGGGCTTACTACGATGTTCTGAGCAAATCCGAGTGTGTTCTTGTAGATAGAAACCGCTGCATCTGAAACGAAATCAGCTACTAGAGCACCTGTTGTAAGTGCTGCACGATCTCCGCCGTTTGTTCCATTTGTGATAAGCGCAGTACCTACTGCAATATCTGTAGCCTTTGCGTATGCGAACTCCATTTGACGAACGAGCTCTGCAAAGAATGCTGGTGATGAGCGATCAAGAAGCTCGAGGCTGAATGTCTGTTGTCCGATGAACTTTTGGACTGGAACAGATACGAAAGCTGAATTCTGATCTGTTTCTGATGGTGTTCCGCCTTCAGATGCTACTGCAACTGTTGGAGCAACTGTGATTTTAGGGATTTCAAAGGACATTCCAGCGTCAGGGAGAGTACCTGTCGAAATGCTTGAAATAATTGGACGGTCAGCATTTGAAATGCCGTTGATGACCTCAGTTAGCTGGCGTGTTGGAACTAGACCAGCGTTATCTGTTGTGTCTGCTGCTGCTGCAACATACAGGCGAGATTCTTCTGAACCCAACTTTGCGCGTACTGAGTGCTCGAGATAAGAAGCCTTATCAACGATTGGATTACGAACTGTTGTTGAGATGTAAGGTGCAGTTGCAGCCTTGACCTCAACCTTTGCGGCTTCTACCGTTTCAGCGGCAGGAGCGACTTCTGGAACGGTGTTAGACACTTGTTCTCCTTCGATGGTTGATTGTGTTTCTTCCTGAGTTGTCTCAGAAACCTCTGTTTCTTCTGCCGCTACTTTTGCGACTTCAGCGCCTGGGATTGCGCCATCTGTTACCAAGCTGACCTCGATGAGATTGCTTGCGCTGATAGCCATTACGCCATCCTTGTTATCCCATTCTTCAACATCCACACCCACACTAAAATCGCTTCTTAGTCCAGTTGCTGCCTCTTCAAGGGCGTCATTTCCAGCGGTTGTCTTTGCGATCTTAAATTCTGCGGTGATGCCTGTTGCATCTTCCTCATAGCTCATTAGCTTACCGAGCGGGCGAGTAGTGTCGTGCTGAAGAACTAGCTTGATGTTCTTAGCCATCTTGATTGAATCCTTCTCGAACATTGTGCGACCTGCTGAGGTATTGCCTTCAGCGTTCCAGGATACGATGCGACCCGCGATAATGCGTGACTCTGAATCTGCAGCGGTGATCGCTACTGGCATTGTTATCTTCATTAGCTATTCTCCTTGTTATCGATTAAATCTTCTTCTTCTTGAATCTGCTCGACACTCATTGCGCCAATACGGTTAAGAATCTCGTAAACCTGAGCGCGTTGTAATGCATCTGAGCGAAGGAATTCATCAAGCGAGAAGCGAATAGTGCTAGTTGTAGATGAAATAAAATCTGGCATAGATAGGCGTTGCTCGATAGCCGTAAGGATTGGCTTCATTGAGAAATCAATAAGGGAACGGCGCTCTGATACTGAGTTGCTATAAGTCATGCTAGTAGTTTCGGCGCTAACGAAATAAGCCGGTAAATTACAGGCGCGGGCGAGCTCCAGGGCTACATATTGTCTGGCCTCATTTAGCTGCAATTTGGCGGGGTCTATGCCCAACGCCTGTAACTCTACATCTGCGTTAAGAAACGCGGTTGATTTAGTTAGTCGAGCATTGCGCCATGATTCTAGAATCTTTGAGATGCGCTCTGCAGGAAGATTGACTCCGTTGGACTTAAGAACCTGTAGCGGTACTGGCTCTTTAGCGAAAGTTTCGGCGGCTTGCTCTAAAGCATGAGCTGCTCTAATAGTGCGACCTGCGCGGTTAAGCAATCCTTCATCCATACCGTAGAACACGACTAGGGAACCTACGCCCTGATTAGGAACTACTGAACCATCGACCTGGTAGCCTACGATTTCAGTTTGATTATGATTAAGCTTAGGAGTTACACGATCTGGTGCAACGCGAGTCCATGCACGAACGCGACCTGTCTCGCCGTACTGCTCTAAAACCTGACCATACCCAATTCCATGAAATAGCAAATCTTCTGCGAGCCATGCATAAATAGCTGAACCTGGTACGCGTGGGTCTGGCTGATTAATTACTGCAGGAGTTGGTAAATGCGATCCATTAACCTTTGAGTATTGCTCTAAAGGCAATCCTGCTAATGTGCTACAAATAATGTTGCGAGCTCTTGCGATTGTAGGTACTGCCATTGCTTGCTGGCGTGATGCTACTGATTGGGTGAATACGAAAGGGTTGAATGAGCCTGTGTTGTTAAAAGGCGCTGGTGTAGAAGCCGCATCCACAATCATCTCGACTGGCTTGGCTTGCGTGAAGATATCCCGAATTCCCATTGGACATATTATACACGAACTGTCCGATAAATAGACACTATCCTATCTGAATGTCTACTTCCGACTCAGCGCGTGTCGCAAAGTGTGTAACCATTGCTGAAGCTACTGCTCCGCACACTATTCCAGAAGCTTTACGCCCCATGACCCAACCGCCATCGCCTCGAGTAAGTTTTACGGCGCTAAGGACTTGCTTAGTTAATTCTTCTTGATCGGAGTGCTGAAGGCGCATTGATGTAACGGCTGAAACGAACTCATCGCAACTTTGCTGATATTCCTGCATCGCTATCTCGTACATCGGAATCCCTGCTGGTTGAAGCCTTGCCGCAACTGCGCCAGCGGTGCTCTTGGAGTAGGCAACCTGATTGACTGGGAACTTACGAACCCAGAAGGCAATATCGTTAGCCATCTCTTTATCGTCTAGGTTAATTGGGTTGAACCAGGTGTGAAGCAAAGTCACCATAAACTTATCGCCATCGATTCTTTGACCAGCGACTAGCGAGCCATGTTTACGATCGGGTGAAAGGTCAATAGCCATCCAGGTATCTTTCTCAACATCCAGAGCTGGAATCTCGCCCTTACATTTCTTCCACTCAGCCTCAGATATGACTGGGTTAATCATCGAGACGAATTGGCATAGAACTTCCGTCCTAAATATGTCCTCACGATCTGATAGCGAATCTTTAATGTTATCTTCATGGACTGTCCACCCTAAAGATGGGTTGGATTGATACCAAGCTTCCTTGTCGGTTATCTCAGCCCCAGGAACTGCGCTCCACTCAAACCAGCCAATCGAATCATCCGCGCCTTCTGATGCGGCTAGTCCTCGCTCTCTAAACTTGAGCAATAGAACCGAGTTAGCGTGACCTGCGTTGGAATAGACATAACTTTGAGGATTGGGATTACTCATCTGAGTAAAGCGCATCGAGCTCCAGACATCCTCGGTGTCGAACTCTCGTAACTCGTCAATATGGATCACATCGGGTGCGGCAATACCTCGAGCCGCTGAATTACCAGCTCGGATAAGGTAACGAGCCCCATTCTTAAATCGAATTTCCTGCGATCCTTTAGATTCATACTTCTTGCTAAAGTTTTCTTTAAGTAACTCAGAGTTATCTATCATCTGGCTTACCTTATAAAAGATTTCGCTAGATGTAGTCAGCTTATGAGCAGTAGCTAGGTGCATCTTCTCGCCTAGGACATAGATGCCGAACAGGATACGAAGCGCCATGAAGGTCGATTTTCCTTGCTGGCGTGGCAACATAATCCCAATTAGGGGATGCAAGTATCTGCCGTCTGGCTTATAGCGAAGGCAGTCTCTAGCCAGTAATTCTTGCCAAGGAAGGAGCGGATACCCGATATCTTTGCAAAACTGAATCATCTCATCGCCCCTGGTTGGTAAATCGCTAGGCTTGGAGCGGATTCTAGGGGTTTGGGAGCCCTTACGCGGTTCTGTTACCCCTTCCTCAGCCGTTGTGAGCCGTTGTGAGCCTGTTTGAGCCGATGTAGTCACTCTGAGTCCTTTTCGAGCTGATAGTGGCTTATTGAGGCGTTTTCGGGGTAAATAGAACCAG